CTTGGATTTCGCTCAAGTCACCCAGTGCAGCATACGGTTCCAAGTTTTTCAACTTATCAAGAGCTGTGCGCTCGCTGATACGGCGCGCAGCGTTTTCATTCTTCAATGCGCGTGCAGAAGGATGCAGGTCAATTGGACCATCGATATCCAAAACGTACACAGTCGAATTCGTTTTTGAATCCGTTTGCTCTTTGTACTCTCCGCGCATCGCTTCAGGTACATCATCTAATTTTTCAACAATTGCTTTAAGTGCCATGACCTCAACCTCATATTATGCTGCGCATGCAGCGTTGCTTAACCACACATTGTGATTAAAAGTCTTTCGGGTTCAACCCTGCTGCCCTGAATGCGTCTGCTTCAGTTTTTGCAAGTTGCGCCAACGTTAATTCGTTTCCATTCCTATCAATGAATTTATCTAAACTAAGATTCCCATCCCGGAACAATTTAGCTTTGTCGATTCCAAGTATGCCTTCTTGGAACGCTTTGCTCTGTCCTTTAAGCCAAGTGTTGTAAGTTGTTTCCGCTGGAATTGGACCAACTAATTGTCGGATGCGACCTCTTGCCCATTTGTCATACGCTGTGCGTGTGCCATGTGGTAAATCTTTGCGTGAACTAATATCACCAAGATTGTTTTCATTTGCATATTCTTTTACAAGTTGACTTTCAATAAACGGTTTAGCAGGTCTAGAACCTGCTAGCGTTCCGTCAATAGCTGCAATTCGCAAGCTTCTACATCTAAAATGAAGAGGCGGAATTGGACCTTTACCAAGCGAATATCGCTTCCCGTCATTCGCGTAACATACCGGAGTAGTTCTTGAATCTAATGTAGCAACAAAATATTCTTCAGTGATTACATCGCTATTTTCAGAAAACCATGCAGAACGTGAATGGTTCGCAACATGTTGAACTGCTGTCTTAACCACAGCGTCGACTTGATTTCTAGTCATTTGGGTTACACCGTCAGCGTAACCCAATTCCTTAGTTCCTATTACACGCTTCGCAATCGTTGCTATATCTTCGCCAGCAGTCATGCCTAGCTGTATAGCATTGTGGATTCTTCGCAAATCATCTGCTTCCATACTTGCTGCCCAATCTGCAAGGATTTGTCCTTGGAAAGGTCTTGACAGTGCGATAGAACGAAGCAGGCGCGCGCTAGGTGTAGCTACGTTGATTTCAACAGGCAAGACTACTGTTACAATGCCCGCGATACTTACACTCTCAGCAAGGGATAAAGCTGTCATTTGATCTTTTAAATCTTTTGTAGCTTCGTCCCATGCAGGTTCACGTATTTTTCGTATAGACTGGACTAGAGACTGTAGCCGCTTGAGTTCTGTGCTAGTCGTTAACCCAATGTTGCCAGCCAAACGGGAGCGAATTTTGTCTGCAATATCTTGTTCTGTACTTTCAAGCACAGTATTAATTCTATTGCGAACATACCCGCTATATCGCAGCAGATAGGTCTGATGACGCAACATTGCGTCATGTAGTTCCTCATTTGCGGTCTTAGCCATTTGGTTTATTCTTATTCCTGTTCTTCAAATCTGCTTGTTGCTGTTGCTGCTGAGCAAGTTGTTCTTCCGCTGTCAACGTAGAAGCACCTGCAGCTACGCGGGGCATTGCTGCATCTTCTTCACTGATTTGTTGCATCTCTTCATCAAATGTCATTGTAGTGAGACGCTTCTCAACCATGAGATCATGGATGCTCTTCTTGCTAAGCGGTGCGCCTGTAAGTCTAGCTTGCATGAGTCCTTGGATATCCGTAGCAGTAAGCTCAAGCTCGCCAAACTCCATATTTGGAGTGACTTTAACTTCTTCAGGGTCTGCACCGATCCATCCAGCAATAGTTTTTAAAAGGACTTCTAGACCTTTAGCACCAACAAGAGCAATTTGATTTAAAGACGCAGTCTGTGCAGCTAGACGTGTTTTAAGCGCTTCACCTGACTCTTGCGAATTAGCCTTGCCAGTAGGAAGCAATTGACCTGCCATAGTCGCCGCACGCTTGTGGTCATTTTCAAGTGAGGAACGTTGCTCACTTAAACCTTGCGAATTCACACCGATGTATTTCGCATCACCGCCAATGTCAACATCGATCTTTGAACCTGCGCCTGTACGAATAGCGTCATCTTCGCCTGGTTCACCTGCAGGATTACGAACACCACCTATAACCACAAGGGTGTCTTGACCAGTCATGAACAATGCTTGTCTATAAACAGCTTCGTCTCTGTAAATCGTTAAACAGAGGCGCCCTAACCCAAGCAAAGGAGGGTTATCCGGAACTGCGGATAAGTCATTTGTATTTATAAACACAAATGGAATTTCTTCTAATGTTGCGCCTTTGTATGTCGGCGCTAACATATTGGATTCACTATAGGTCAAGCTACTGCCGTCACTATCTGAAAAGGTTCCTTGTACGTAAATAGCTTCACCTTGGGCATCTTCTTTATCTAATAAGCCCAATTGCAGAACTCTGTACTTTTTACGTTCTACCCAATTGAAGCCATCTGTACGTTCCGTCGAGCTTTCATTCAAGACAACAAGATTCAAGGCATGCATGCCCTCTGACAATGTAGCTTCATCCCAGTTAGTGATGGACTCCGCAACGTACAATGCAATATAAGGCAACACATCAGAATTTATAGAGGTCTCTGTGTTTGTAGCTGGGTCTTTTGCTTTTGGTAGATCTGCAAGCAAGCCAACACGACCTGTAATCAATTGTTCAACATTGATTAAACGTAACAAGTCATAGAGCGAGTCACCTTTCAACGTACAAGCGTTGAGTAGTGGTTCCATCTTTTTAGGCAGCTCAATTGTCGCAGGTTTATGATGTAGCATACCAGCCAGCACAGCTACACCAGATTTTATATAGTCCGGAAAGACTGCTCGTTCGATGTAGCCCTTATAAATCTGCTCACCGGGTCTTTTTTCACCCTTACCAAATCCATCAAGAATCATGCTTGGCGTAGGCGGTAAGTAAACGTCACGTTTGTCCTTAACTGCGCGTTCACCTTGATAAAAGTCGCGTTGGGCAATCCAGTCATCCTTGTGGGAATCGTATTGCGGATGAGTTGATTCAATGCCCATGATTTAACCTCAAGCCATGCCTTTCGTTCTGCCGCCACGAGCGCCAAGACCTAGTGATAAAATATGGTAACGAGCTTCGTCACCGATATGGTCTTCCGCTTCCGTATCTACGTCGTCTTGGTCAACTTCATCCCTTGGTAACGTTGGAACCAAGTCAATGAAGTTCTTGCAATTGTCAAAAATAAACATGCCAGGCTTTTCGCGAGGCACTTGAACCTTTGTTCCATTTGGAGTTACTATATACTGTCGAAGAGCATTTTTGAAATACCTTCTCATTTTTTCCCAGCCGTCTTTTCGACTGCCAGGGGATTTATCCGAACGCCTCCATTCAACACCCGGATAAACAGTACCTTTAATCTTGACAGGTTTTAGCATATCTGCTGCAATGGAGTTACCATTTAAGGAATCCCAAATACTATTATCAGCAGCGCCAGGCTGTACTTTGCCATGAATACCCATTACCAATTCGCGCTCAATTATACCCATGGCTATGTCACTGGCAAGCATCCGTAGGCCAACATTTGCCTTTCCGCTGTAGCCATACCATTCAGCTATGCGGAACTGATCACCTTTAACCGTGCTGCGCCATGTTCCGTTAGGCATGCAAACATCGCTTCCATCGCTTTCTGCCCACCAACCAACGCTGAAAGGTTTACTGCTACCCCAGTCAAAAGAACGTGTTAATCTCCAACCTATAGGAAGCCTAAAAGCTGGAAGTATATGTTGTGAGGAATCCCATGTGTCATCAAACATACCACCCGCAACAATATCCCAATCCCCGCCCAACCATGCGCGACGCTTATTTGGGTCACTGATACTTTCAAGTTCAGCGATGTATTCAGGTGATAAGTATTTGTTTTCGCGATATGTACCAAACAGGTGGACTTGTGTCTTAACCACATCTTCGCGCTTCTGCGTTCTTGGATTAAAGACATTGATTACACGCTTATGAATTCTGCCCGGTGGAGCAGCATTGATAAATCGCTTCTTAACCCAGTTATGACCTGAACCATAAGGGTTTGTGGTTATGAATACTTCCAAAGGAATCTCCGGTAGCAGTTCGCTTGAGCACACTAAACCATTGTCATCAATATATCTAATCTCTCCGGTTGCATTGTAATAATCCCCGTCAATTACATTCTTATAATCTTCTGGACGAAAGGAAGAACGATTGCAACTCATAAGCATGTCAAACAGAATATCGGTTGGATACTTAGTTAATTCATTCCAACCAATAAAAGGAAATTCTTGACCATGATAAGACCAATAGTCCGTTTCACGTTTAATAGCACGGAACAATAGTTCTTCACCAGTAGGCCAGCGCCACAAATAATCACTTTTTGAACTAATGAAACGCGCACCGTCTCCAAATTCAGGAAACCAGCGCATAGACTTAGAAATCAAGTCGTCAAGGTTTTTGTATTCTCTATCAAATATAACCCCGCGCCAGAACCTACCGTAACCTATGCCCACACGTCGTCGAAATCGCATAAGCTGCGAGTCTGTCTTACCCGGCCCGCGCGTACCATGCATTACAATGATATTTGCGGGACACGATTGGGAAAGAGTTTGAGATCCTGGAAGCGGAGTCCAAATTACCTTGTCCGCTTGGACTAAGTTAGGGTTCGGTGGAATCAGCATTAATGCACAGGCTTAGCTTGACGGTCTTCTGTTGAAGATGCGATAAGTTTGTCTTGACTTTTAGATGCAGCTTTCTCCCACTCATCCACATTTGCAATTGCAGGGACCATCATTACGCCACCCCTATGGGTAACAGTTTTCTGGACCTTCTTAGTGCCGTCTGCACCTAACAAGTTCTTGAGTTGGGATAGAGCCATGACGCGCGCAGCATGACTTGTGCCCGGACCAGTTCTACAACCTTCCATCCATAAGCGCTGGCGCACCATATGAATATCAATGAGGTCTTGTTCTTTCTGGTTTGTTGGGCGTATTACTTGCAGCCGCGCAATCTCCCTCTGGACATACGTGTCCTGAATTAGTTGTGCGCCATATTGTGCAGCTATTTCTTTAATATAGCCGACACGAATAGCTGCGTCGTAGACGTTATAATCCTTTAAGTACTCTTTGACAAATGTATCACGGAGCTCTTTTTCATGTGGGCTTAACGTCTGTTGCATCAACAGAGGATCCCAATAGCGCCCCGAATCTTCTCCGCCCATGCGAATTCTCCGGTTTTATAGCTAGGCTTCCTAGCTAATGATCGGGAGCTTACACAAGCTAAAATTAATCAGGCAACAGAAAATGTCAATTATTTTTTTGCAGGCTTGCCGGCGTTTTTATTATCTTGATTAATACATGCACGGGCTGCAGCGGAACACTTATGATAACGCGAATACATATCTGTCAACGCGGAAACAGTGTCCCCGAACGTATGATGCTCAACAGGTTGTAGTTCAGTGCAGTTCGCTACTATTAGCGCTGCTGACTGGCATACTGTTGGAGCGGGCGTTGTCAAGCAGCCTTTCAACAGTGGGGTCGTTAACACAATCACGATATACAGGTACTTCACGGACAGTGTGCTCCACAGTTTGTCGAATAGTGGTCTGCTTTATATCTATCTTTCCAATAGCTTCTGCAGCGCCTAGTTCTGCTTGTTCCTTTACAACAGCAATTAATGCTTCTGTCTCCCTTTGCTGTGCAATAGTGTGGTCATGACTTAGACCCCAGCTCAGATAAGCAGAACCCGCCATCAATGCGATGACCACAATTATGACCCAAGGATTCGCAAATATTTTCAGGAATGCAATCATTGGGCAGGTTTGTCTAATGGCGGAACGTCATTACCGTCGTAATCTACGCCTAAGCGTTTGCGCACCATGCGCTCAAGAAGTCGGATTGTAGCACTGGCGCCGAGCCATCCGCTAACACCTACTATCACCCCAGTCCATTGCTCGCTTAAACCTGTAGCTTGACACATCAAAAGGACTAGGAGGCCGACAAAACCTGCTGACAAACCTTCAATGCAGGCACGACCCCAATGCACGGATTCCTTCTTTTCAAAGGTGCGCATTAGATGACCAAAGATTCCACCTATAGAGGAGAACGCAATATAGGCAAGGGCTTTGACCCACCATGTCAGGAATTCGTCTTGCTGCATTTTTGGCCCCAATCATAAAATAATAAGAGGGCCATGCCTCTGTAGGTGCAATAGTAGCAGCTCGTAAGCGTTTGCGCTATACGAATTTAATCAGAATCACTTACACCATATTTTAAATCAAGTGCGATGCGTCGAGCCCATCCTCTACTCGCATCAGGCCAGTTCTTTAGACGAGTCATGAAATCTAAACGCTCAGCACACAATGCCATAATCTGGTCAGACTCAGACATTTTGTCAAGAGCTGCTTGACTCATTGGACCCCAATGCCCATCGTCTGCAACTCCTGCTGCTCTCTGTAGATAACGCACAGCCGTTTCCGGTCCGCTGTTAAACGCAAAGTCTGCAAGTTGAAAAGCAACACCGTCGAAAAGTTTGTCCGCATTAATGCGGTCCCAGAAGTCACGCTTGAATAAGAACTTTGCGCGATCTTTTGTGAGGTCTTTGATATTTTCGTTGGGATAGCTGCGCTTGCTGATACCCCACTTTGTCTCACCACCCGGATCATTCGGGTTATTTACGTAACCGTCCTCAATCCCCATAATGCGTTCAAAGGTTTGATTAAAGTCAACCATTTGCACCGCCCCAAAACCAATAGCAGAGCAGAGCAAGGACAATCACACCTGCTATTTCAACATAGAAGAAGACTTTAGCTCTTTCGCAAGGTTGAACCGTTGTATGATGGTGCGCCATGTGCTTTAACATTGTCATGACCTATTGCAAGTTAAGGGGAAAGCTTACCAACCCCTTGCACATAGCGCAACCGTTGTCAAGTAACTACATCCCGGTTCATAAGTAGCAATAGTTTATAGGGGTTTACCTACAAGTAAAATACTTGACATTATCCGAACGTTGAATACTATCCCCACGCCTTCGCATTTTTGTCTTTGCGTCAAGATTTTCAAGGTATTTAGAAGGCTGGGTTAAGCGAGGAGAATCCTTCACTAGCAACCAACCTTCTAATCTTGTACCTTTGACCCCTTCGATGCCACTGTCGGTTTGTCTGTTCATTTTAAATCCTTAGAATGGAACATCGCCATAATCGTCAACAAGATTACGAACTTCTTTAGAAATCGTTTTGTTAAATATGTCTACTACATCTTCATACTTTTCCGCTTCGATGTCAACCATTTGTTCACGAAGAACAGAATCTTCTGTGTCCTCCCGATAATCATCTATTTCAATCAACAACAAATTGTCCTTTGCGCGCGTAGTAGCGACATAGCAAAGGTTCAATTCTTGCTGTTGTTGCCAACTTTTCTTAACCCAAGGGGCGGGGCACAAGCTGCTATTCAGCCAAAACACATTATTAGCTTCCAATCCTTTTGCTTTGTGAATTGTGGACAACAATACCTGTTCCACACCTTCCGCGAATAAAGAATCAATTGTCCACATCAAGTGTTGGATTGTGCGCTCACCTTCTGGCAAGCTGCGCATAAGGCAAAGGATTGCAGATATTTTATCATGAATAGCTTCTGCTTTTGCGTCATCACTTTTTGCAACATACTTCTCTACTTCTCGCACACAATAATCATTCAACTTGTCTTCCAAGCGTTCAAAATCGCTGGTCTTCATTTTGTTGATCAAAGACTTTAAACCCTGTCCAATCTCTTTACCCATAATCCGCATCGGTACGCCTTCCCGGAGCAGCTTATAAGCCAAGACAATGATAGGCTTTGTGTTACGGCAAACAACAAGATCATTTGCTTTAAAAATAGAACCGTTCCACTTAGAAACGCTCTGCACAGAACCTTGTTTTGCATTCGGCGCTGCCTCAATGTGGGATACCCACTTCTTAGCGTAGTTGATTACTTCCGTTGGGCAACGGTAGCTAATAGTAAGGGGCAACTTGACGCAATTAAACTCAGAAGCAATTAAATCCAGAGAATCGCTATCAGCACCACGGAAACCATAAATCGCCTGAGCAGGATCGCCCACCGCAATGATACGCGAATCCTTGTGCATCACTTTGCGCAGTAGCGCGCGTTGGATAGCATTGGTGTCTTGTGCTTCATCAACGAATACAAAGTCAAATTTCTGCAAAGACAAACCGTCACGCACAGCAATGTAGAGCAAATCATCAAAGTCTACCAAAGGTGATTTATTACTCAAATCAAAAATTGTACGCGCTAGCTCAATGCCTTCACCGATGTCGGAGTTGTCGGTATCTGGTTCCAAATCATGGTGAACACAAATGTTCATCCAAGTTTCTTCAGTATCCTGCACAAGGATACCCATACCAACCTGGCGCGCTAAGCCCACAAGGCGCTGGATAAACGAACCGTATTTCTTAGAATTCAAACCTGATAAGTTCTGGTCGCAAAGCAAGCGAAGTTTATTGGTTTCAACTGCTCTTTGATTTTTATGGCGTGTGACAACGCTGTAAGTCAAGGAATGGAACGTGCGTGCATTGACACCGCGATTTTTCAATTCATCGGCGATAGACTTGTTAAACGCTAGGAACAACGAGGAACCGCGAACGCGCTTCATACCCTCGACCAGTGTGGTGCTCTTACCGCTACCCGCTACCGCTTCAACAATAGCGTTACCTGTGCCGAACTCGATAAAGTTAAAAATGTCTGCTTGGTAGGGAGACCAAACGCGGGTAGTGTCACGCGCTTGATCTTCAATGTCCGTTGATTCTTGACGAGGAGTGTGTTTGCGTGCGTCAAAATTTAGATTAGCCATCATGTTCTCCATTTAACTGTGGTTAGTATAACAGAGGTCTAGAAGACAATGCAAAATAATTTTAAAGAGTCTGGACTAATTTCTTAGTCAATATCATTATGGAATTGCAATTGTCAAGCTTTATATCAAGAAGGTTATGTAATTCTTCTCGATATTTATTCATTAAATCTTTATTTCCAATTAGTGCAGCAGCTTCAAACAATTTTGTCAAGGCCTCTGTTTGATGACCACATGCAAGC